GATTCAAAGTGCTGGTGCTAATATGTTGAAGCTGGCTATGATCAGCTTGCCTGAGGAGTATCCGATTGTGCTGCCTTTCCACGATGAATTGGTGTTAGAAGTTCCAACTGCCAAAGCTAAGAAAGCAGCTGCGGTCATGAAGGAAGTTATGGAACGCTCTGCTGCTTATATCACAGGCATTAAAGGTATCATCAAAGTCGACCCACGTATAGCACCAAATTTCGCAAAGATATGAGCAAGCCAGCCAAGCCCGGTTACACTAAAGTGACCAAACCGTTTATTGATGATGATAAGGTAATGATTAAAGCCAATGAGCATAAGGGTAAAATCATATCTTTTGAGGTCAGGTACAAAGACAAGCACCATACCTTCAAAGTAACTGGCAACAGAGTACTTGAAGCATGGAAGAAAGTAGAGAACGCAACTAAAGACTTAAAATGACGAACGAGAAAGATATTATCACTCTCCATAACAAAGGGTTTGTTATACTCCAAGCCTCGCGGCTGAATAACTCACCGATTGGATGGCGAAGGAAAGACAACCGCTGGGGGTATGTTGACGAGATGGCTGATCCTAAGTTGACAATCTATTCCACCACATTCAATGCTAAGCTGTTGTCACGCTCGCATTGTGGCTTCTACTTAGGCCACGGAGGGTTATGCTGTATAGATTTGGATGTAAAGAAAACACAACCCGAGATCGCCAACGAACTGAAAGATTCAATCATCAAAGCCCTTAAGGGTAAAGTGGTGGTTGAGACTACTAAATCAAACGGCTATCATATTTACTTTCTATACTCAAAGCGATTGGATAACCACCCAAATTGGACGGGCCTCGATGCAAAGACTGAGAATTGGATTGAACTATACTACCACAAACGTTTTATTGCGTGCTATCTAAGCAACTCGAAAAAATACACCCTGATTTACGGACAGCTTGATACGTTAAAGCTGATGAGTGAGAAAGATCACAACGTTCTGATCAAACTACTAGCTCCGTTCAAAGGCAAGACGTTGACAAAGAAGTCGACAAAGTATAAAGAACGAACGACTGATAAGGAGACGTGGATGCAAGCGGAGGCGTACGTTAAACAATTAGAAGAAAAGGGACTCGACATCACAGGATCAAACCCGCAATGGTTTAAAATCGGTAAGGCCTTCGCCAACGCTTTCGGTGCTAATGGCTTTGATCTATTCAATAGGGTAAGCCAATTCTCCCCTTTATACAACGCTGATACTATTCAAGACGATTACACGCGGTTTGTCGAAGAGGATCAAAAGCCGAAAGACAAAAAAATAACGATAGCATCATTTTTTAAAATGTGCGTAGACAACGGGCTTAATGATCTGAAAACTGTTGCCATCAAGAAAGAACTGCCAACGCACAAAGAGTTTAACCTCTTGCTTACGAAGGAGGAGCGTATGGCGGAGCATGTACATACATTGGTGGATGAGTTTGTTAAGCACGTGGAGATTTGCTGTTTAGACAAAGCAAATTTTTACGTATTCAGACAGACGCACTGGATCAGGCACAATGATGGTGAGGTTGTAAATTTGATTAACAACTTTGTCGATCGCTCTGATGTTGATGACAAGTTTCGTAAACGTTTGAGAACTGTACCGTATCTCCGCATGACGTTAGAAGAACTACGTTTAACCACAATGCGGGACGCGTTGGAGCCGCACACCGGAAGCCTTAAAGAGGGTATATTCATCAACATGGAGAACGGCGTGTTGAAGGTTGATATGAAAACTGGTAAAAGAAAATTGTTAGACCATGAAAGCAAGTATAACTTTACAACTATACTACCTTTTTGCTACGAGCCGTTGGTTGAGTGTAAGAGATTCGACCGTTGGATGACCACGCAAATTCCGGACAAAACTCTGCACGAAGTGTATTACGCGTTTGTTGCATCTTGTTTGACCCGGCACAAGGCTGATATAATTATGTTGTTAGCAGGTGAAACATCAACGGGTAAGTCCTCATTAATTGACATCACGCGTAGGTTAATCGGGCTTGAAAATTCAGTCGCAGTATCGGCAGGTATTTTATTCGGAGGAACAAGCGAAGCTCAAACACAAGCGATGCAAATGGAGAACAAGTTGCTTGCCTATGACTTTGATTCGCAACCGTTTAAACACTTGGAAATGCTTTTGAAAGTCGCGGCACAAGAACCGCTACCGGGCTGGCAAATGCACGTTGCTCGTCGCCCTGTGGTTAATTACGGTCGCTTGCTGATCGCTATGAACCCCTACAACTACTCAGTATTCAACCCTGCGGTTGCAAGGCGATTTGTGACCATTAATATGGACGTTCCCGTGATTAAAGACAACAATGTAATGCCTTCGATCTACGAGAATGAATTGGCGGGCATATTCAACCACGTGTTGAATCAGGGAGTCAAACACTTGTTAGATAACAACGGGCAGATTCACGTGACTGAGTCTATGAAGAAAGCAACGTTGGATTTCCATACTAAGCAAAAAGACTCTACGCGTTGGTTTGATTCTAAGTTTGTTTTACTCAGGCAACCAAGTGATAAAAGCAACAAGTACACGCTACAGCAAAAACTCGCGATGGCGAATCCCGGTGTTCAAATTGTGTTTACAACTACGTCAGTAATGTACCAAGAGTTCAGGGTCTGGCTTACTATAGAGGAAGGCTGGAATGAAAATAAAGTACCAATCAGGAAGTACTTCACCGCTGATATGAAGTTAATAGGAATAGAAGACACTGTAAACAAAATTGATAAACAACAGCAAAAATGGGGGGTGTTCCTAGGGCAAAAAATCCCTAACCGATGATGGCAAATTTCCCTAACCGACAAAATCGGGGCGCGATTTCCGAGGCCCCATCCCAAAAAACCCCTATTCGACTAACCGAGGCGGGGCGTAACTTATTGACTACCAATTCGATTAGTCGGTTAGGGTTTTTTACTTGTAAGAGGTTCAGGTCAGGAAACTGTACTAGTACCCTTACGGGAAAATTTCCCTAACCGATGAGATGGCCGAAAAATTAACCTAAACAATAAATATGAAAAACGTGATTAGCTGGGCAACAAAAGTGGTGGACATCAAAAGTGTTAAGCCTACACCAAACAACTTTAAAATTAAAACTGATCTTGGACGCGAACGCCTTCAAGCATCTATTGATTCCTTCGGTATTGCCGGGACGGTGATTGTCAACACGGACATGACGCTGATTGACGGTAATTCAAGACTTCAGCGTGCGAGTGAGCGGTACGATAAAAAAATCACCGTATCGTTCCCATCTCGAAAACTAACGCCAAAGGAATTTACGGAGATGAGTGCAATGTATGACTACGCGAAAGCAGGGGAGGTTGATATTACCCGGATCGAGGGTGAGTTAGGTACTACAAAATCATTCTTCGATAAATATAGAATGGTGGTGCCAGCGGCGTTGCTTGATCGATTAGGAAACAACGCACCTGTTAGTCTTGCAACAGCAAACAGTGCCGATGACGAGACTAAAGAGGGGATCAGCTTACGCGAGAAGTGGTTGGAGCCTCCGTTCTCTATATTAGATAGTCGCGCTGGGAATTGGCAGCAAAGAAAACAGGAGTGGTTGAAGATAGGCTTGCGAGGTGAGCTGGGGCGTGGTGATAACCTGTTGCAATTTTCTGACACTATCCTAAAAGGTGGTAAGAAGCAGGCAAAAGCCTTTAACATAAAGATTGGTGAGTATGGAAAAGAAAATATAGACAAATCAGGCGGCACGTCTATATTCGACCCTGCTTTGACTGAGTTGATGTACACGTGGTTCTGTAAAAAAGGTGGTAGCATCCTCGACCCATTTGCGGGTGGTAGTTGCCGAGGCGTTGTTGCACATTATCTGGGGTTTAAGTACTGGGGTATTGATTTATCTAAAAAGCAAATTGAAGCCAATCAGCAGCAAGGCCGCGACATTCTAAAAAAGAACAACCAACCGAATTGGTACTGGGGTGATTCAAACAAAGTGGTGGAGGTTGTTGCTCAGCTTAAGGTCAGAGGCCTTGGCGTTGACGTTGCCCTTTGGAACCGAATAGCTGACGCTAATCTTGCTAAATATAACCAGCTACTCAGACAGCTACCACCAATTGAAAACTGGAACTCGCCCAAACAGGTGAAAGAGTTTTTTTACCGCGAGGGCGTGATGCTAGAGTCTTTCTCTGACTTAGACAAAGCATATCAGCAAACAAAAAATAAATTTTTGGGGCAGTTCATTCAAGCCCGCAACTTATACTCTGATGCTACGGCATATGGTCGTAAATGGTTGCTTGATGATGAGGGGCGATCCTATGTTGATCCTGATGGTAGGATGAGGGTATCTTGGCAGCAAATAATCAACACGGGCCGTTTCGCCACAAGTCCAAATCTTTTAGCATTGCCAAAGGAAGGGAGCCAACGCTCGGCAATCGTCCCGGCTAAGGGCTGTTCGTTCATCATTGGCGATTATACAGGGCAGGAGATCGGGATAATGGCCGCAGCGTCAAAAGAAGACTTGTGGATTGACGCTCTGTTGCGAGGCGATGACGTGCACTCTTTAACAGCGAGTTTAATATTCAGCAGCGAGTGGCAACGCGGTGCTGAGAAAAAATGTTCCTTTCCCGGTAAATGTAATTGCAAGTCACACGGCATACTTAGACAACAGGCTAAGATCATCAACTTCATGTTAGCATATGGTGGTGGGCCTAAAAAATTCGCAGAAAAAACCGGATGTGATGAACTTACAGCTAGGGTTGTTGTTAATCGGCATAAGCAGGTTATACGCAAGCTAACACGCTATCTGGATACCAATGCAAGAACAGCAGTCAAGACCGGGGTTGCCTTCTCAGCTGATCCATACAAGCGTAGGATCATATTGAAGGGTCAGGAGGAGTGGCAGATCGCTAACCAAGGAAAGAACTACCCGATTCAAAGTGCTGGTGCTAATATGTTGAAGCTGGCTATGATCAGCTTGCCTGAGGAGTATCCGATTGTGCTGCCTTTCCACGATGAATTGGTGTTAGAAGTTCCAACTGCCAAAGCTAAG